TAGCAGCTATCATAACCGTCATTAATCCAATCAATTATTTTCATCCTACATTTCCTTTCTCTTTCTGAAACCCTCGCAATGTATTTCAAGCAAGCAACCGTAAGTTTCGCGTTCTACACTGCCATAATATTCTTTATATGCAAAAGAATATGTGCAAGCAGAGCAGTACGTATGTTTACCATTCATGTTTTCACTTGTCTTTTTAACTTCCAACTTGTTTGCAACCATATCGCATTTGTCCGCAACTATGCTACATTGGTGTCTTAATTCTTCAAGATCTTTAACAAGCTTCTTGTATTTCTTATTTGTTAAAATCTTCATTAAAATCACTCCTTATTGATCCAGCGACCAGATTTCTTCATTTTTCTTGCCGTTAAACAACAATGCTTCGAATATGTAAAACGTGATGTTGGATAATCAATATTCAGCCTATCATTTAGGTATTTAACTAATTTTGGATAGTACAGCCATGCTTTTATAAACTGCTTAATCATAAATATCATTCTGAATCACCTACTCTCAATAAATCCATGAATTTATCGTATTGCTTTTGTGACACCTTGTTGTTCTTCTTATCATCTCTGATTTCGATTTTAAGGTGCTTTTCGGCAATACTGGATAATTCCCTTGCCAAGTTCTTTTTGCCTTGCTCAACACCGTCTCTATATCCCTTTGGTGGCTTTCTTTCTCCAATCTGTCCACTGGACCGATCAGACCCTTGACCACCAACGCCGACATTTCGAAGTTGGTAACCGTCATCTGCATATTTCTTAATGTAGTATTTTTCCATCTCATCTAGCCGATTTTGTGAAAAATTCTCAAAATTCACGACCCAACCATACGGATTTTCCTGTGACCATAGTTTATGCTTTTTAAGAGACAAATCTATGTGTTGCTTATACCCCGACAAATGCGATGCAAGTCGTTGTAACAAATTCTTTGCCTGTCCAACATACGCATACTTGAATCCGTTTTCATCAATCCTTGTCAAGAAATAAATTCCACTTCTTTCGTTAAGCCTGGGATTCAGCTTCAACAGGCGTTCTTTGTTCTTTTTTTCTATTGCCATTGCCTGTGCAAAACTTCTTTTATTCATTCCTCTTCATCATCCTCCCAGTAGAATCCGCATCCGCAGTTCATGCAAAAATTAGGTTTAATGCTCTCAAGATGTTCAAATTCCTTTCCGCATCTTGGACATTTGTAAGTTACAACATCTTCCGTATTCTCTGCTTTCAATTCTTCGTCTTTCATTTCAATGCCTCGCTTTCAACTCGTCTGCTATTTTGTTTACCGTACCCTCTAGTTCATCAACAAGTGTTTGATATGGTTTGCACGTGTTGTACGCACTGCTATCAAATATCTCATCAGAATTAAACCACTCAAACAATTTGTCTCGGAACATTTCAACAATCGTTTCTGCTTCGCTCAAAATATCTCCTTTCTAAAAAGGACAATTGTTATTTCTTAATCTCCATTTTTTACCTGCCTCTGCAACGTCTACATTTGCTGTTTTAACGCATTTCTCCATTCTTGCCATGAAGTTGTCACTATCTCCATTACTCTTGCTCAAATGGCACATTATGACGTTTCTAAGGCATTTAGAGTCCGTCACACTTACAAATCTGCAAGCTGTTTCTATTGACATATGACCTCTATATATATGGCTTCGTTTGGTGTCGTTTTCATCAACAATTTCTTTGTCATAATTTACGCCAAGTAAAATATGATTTATTCCCTTGAATCTCCACTTTACATACTGCGTATCCGTTATATAAAGCATTTTCCCCATCTCTTCATGCTCTATCATATATCCGTAGCATGGGCATTCTGTTCCGTCTGCATCTGTATGGCAAAAACTGCCATTGTTATTATCCAGTGGAAAAGATGATACAGAAAAACCTCCCAAATAATTTTTTTTAAGTGTTTTTGGATTTTCTATATCATAGGGCATATAAACATATGCCCCAATCCTTTCCAATTCATCAACGCATCTTGCATGATCCTTATGATGATGTGTTATCAAGCAGCCTCTTAAGGTTTTAATGTCAAAATCAATAGCCCGCTTTAACCTAGATATTGATATCCCTGCATCCAATACAAGTCTTTCACCAGTGTCAGCTTGTAAAATGTAACAATTACCGCTGCTTCCTGTTGCGATACATTCGAGAATCATTTCTATCATTCCTTTCCCTGCTTGAATACTCTGAATTTTTAGGGAATACATAATAGGCGTAATTATCAAAATAACACTTTCTCAATGAATTAAGCACTTTGGAAGCATCCTCTGCTGTATTATAGTTACCCATAACATGACTTTCGCTTGTTTCAGTCATGTATTGTGATGCTACAATCTGAAACTTTCCGCTTATATTTGACTCTCTAATTGATAAAAAGCACTTGTCATATGGAGCGTCATAATCGCATTCACTAGATATGATTCTCATTTTTATCTTCTCCTCTCATATCGTTCTTTGCATCTTCTTTATACGTATTCTTTCCAATTTTATATGCACGTCTAACCAGACTATTCCCCACTTCTCCGTAATTTTTCACAAACATTTCAAACAAGCTCTCTGTCACAGCTGCATATTCAGCCATCAACTCAATTGTAGTTCCAGAAAATTCTACATGTCCACCATTTGCTTTAATCATAGTTAAATCTCCTCTCTTCTATTCAATGTCTGTTGCTTCTCCGTCAATTACATCTTCATCAAAATCAACGGAGTTTTCATTTTCTTCAATTTCATTTTCTGCAATTTTTTCTATGTCTGTTTCAATTGCAACATCTTCAACAAAAATCTTTCTTTGATCCGGGTTCTCAAAATTCAAATCAATGGTTTTGCACAGTCTATGTAAAACTGTCTTTTTATACATCTCCCCGGTATAATCCGTCCATGCAGAACCGTTTTTCATTTTGCTGTGCTGTCTGGTGTTCTCTAACTCTTTCTTGCTCATTTCGTCATATTTCATTGTGCCATCTTCAAATATGACAACCGCAAATGCACCTTTTATCTCTCCGTCATTAAATGGCAACGGCTTATAATTTACCGTTTGATTTCCGTCAACAACCGCAACTTCATATTCGTCCCCATCTCTTACTAATTTTGCATAAATATCTTTGATCGGTCTGGTCGAATATTGCTTTGCTAGTTTGATTGCTCCACGATAATCTGTTTGGTATTGCAATTGGTCTTTGTATGGGATCAAATATGCCTCTTTGTTCATAAAGTCCAGTCCCAATGTTGCTCCTTTCATCAGGCCCATCATAATTTCAGATTGCTTGTATTTCATAAGATCTGGATTGTCATGCAGTAATGCTAATGTATTTTGCACAAATCTTTCTCTGTTGAAATTCTTTGGAAGTGCCATTTTGTTTTCTTCTAACTTCTCTGCAAGAGCAACGTCAAATGTTCTTACAGATTCTTTTTTCTCCGCAACTGCTGTTTCGTTAGTCATTTGTTTTAACCTCCTTAAATTCTCCATCAATCAGCTTGTAAAATGTATCTTCTTTGATTTTTTCTCCGTCTACATACTCTGTTTTTACACATTTTGGTTTCCAAATGGTTTTATCATCATCATTTACTCTTACCCATTCGGCAAGAGTGATCCAACTTCCAATTTTTGCTTTTGCCATCGAGTCAAAACCTGCCGCCATAACCACGGATTTCTTACCTTCTGATGTGATCTTTGCGTAATCTCCACTGCTGCCGATCTGTGCGTAATCTCCACTGCTGCCGATCTGTGCGGAATCTCCACTGCTGCCGATCTTTGCGGAATATCCACTGCTGCCGATCTTTGCGAGATCTCCACTGCTGCCGATCTGTGCGGAATCTCCACTGCTGCCGATCTTTGCGTAATATCCACTGCTGCCGATCTTTGCGGAATATCCACTGCTGCCGATCTGTGCGAGATCTCCACTGCTAATATCAGAATCGCTATCTTTGTCTATCTCAAATTTTGTTTTTTCGATTGTAAAATCTACGCAAGCCTTAACAAAACCTTTAAGATTTAGCTTTGCTCCAATGTGCAATTTATTTGTGATAGATTGATCTTTGTAGTTGCGAACATCACCAACAGCTTCTACTTCTGCAAATTCTGTTATTTCTCCATCTGAATTAACTAACGGATAAGCGCTCAAGACATCAAACGGATCTTCACAAAAATGCATGACTCCCTTTCTGCATGGTCCTAAATCAACATCCCCATCTTCCTCGAAAGTCGTATGTTCTTTGTATTGCTTTGCAATCCCATCAGGATTGCATATAAGCTCTTTTCCAAACGCTTTATATCCTTTAATTCCCATATGTTTTACCTCCATCTGCAAATACAACAAGTTCATCATCTTCTGTTTTTGCTATACAAATAAATTGACCGTCTATTTTTGGCAATCGTTCTTCATCTAAGCTCTCCATGTTGTCAACAATAATCGGCATAGTTACTTCATAAGCATTTTGAAACGCCCGGCATACTTCGATTTCCGTCAACATGGCAAAGCCCAGATTAAGATTTCTGCTATAAGGTTCTCCGTTGTAAAGGATCTCGCAACATTGCTCTGTATCTCCATTGACAAGTTCTCGGAACAGCCGAACACTGCATTGAGAAAATGCTTCATTTACATCATTTTCAAGGCATTCATTTTTTGCGCGATCATACATTGATAATACGTATAACGCCTTTTCATTCTGTGCTATCTCGATTTCAAGGTTATCTTTCTGTTTCTCCAAAACTTCAATTCTGGAGTCAATATTTGCATTCCATTCAGCAGAAGATAGTCTTTTATCTACTTTCGCAATCTCCGCAAGCATCTTGTCTCTTTGATCCTCTAGTGCAACTGTTTTAGAAGATACATTTTTCATGGAATCAATTTCCTTTTCTTCATCCTCAATCTGTTTCAGAAGATCTGTATATTCTTTGTTGCCTGTCATATCAACTTCTGATGGCATTTTTGCAATTTCATCTTCCATGGATTTAATTGCATCTTTCAATCCTTGCAATCGTTCTGCATATTCGTCAGAAAATGCCTGATGCTCTTTTAGATTTATTTCTTCCTTTTCTGCATCATTTTCAATCCGGCTTAATTCCTTTTCCTTTGCTTTCTTCTGTTTTTCGATAATCTCTTTTACTCTATCATCGTCATAAGGTCTACCGCAGGTTGGGCAAACATTATCTTCGGCAAAAGAAATGTTGTTTACTTGTTCCCATTCCTTTCGTAATTTTGCTATTTCATTCTTTGTTTTTTCAATATCACATAAACTATCATGCAGCGTTTCTTCTGCATCACTAGCACTTCTGTGATAGTTTGCCAATTTCCTTGACAATTCTGATCGTTTGTTCATCAAATCTTCGCTTGCAGAACGTAAAATATCATTCGCCTTAAATTTCAGACGCATAATATTGTCAGATTTTCTTTCCAACAAATCATTTTTATCGCCAGAAATTTTGCTCTCAATTTCAGACAATCTTTTTTGCAGGTCTGCCTTTTGCAATTCCAGTTCTGCAAAATCTTCATCTACCTTTTGACTTTCCAGTTCTTTGATTTTAGGCTCAATTTGGTCTGCCTGCTGTCTTAATCCAATCTCTGCACTTCTTCCACGACCGCCATAAATCTTTTTGTTTATAGTGCTTTTGATCTCGCTGACTGTTCCGTTTTTTAATAAATCCTCGATCAATTCATGGTCTTTGATGGTTTTAAGGATTTCTTCATCTTTGCTTTTAGAAAATGCCTTTTCCAAAATTGTACGCTGCTTAACAGAATCCTGTAAAAAAAACATATTTGCATTCATGCAGTATTGCAAGGCATCCACCGGCAATATGTTATCTGCAATCCATTTAGAAAACTCTGTTGGCTTTTTGTTTACACCATCCACATAACAATCTGTTGCAGTTCCTGTAGGCTCTCCCTTTCTTGAGTATGTGTTAAAAAACTCTCTTTTCAAGGTGTAGGTATCATCATCAATGATCAATGTGATTTCTACACTGGCACCATCTGCAATATCATTTCCCTCTGAATCGTGTGAAATAATACCTGTTATTTTCTTGCCATCTTCTCCCTTTATTCCGAGAACATACTGAATTGCACGTTTGATTGTGGTTTTCCCTGTGGCGTTTCTTCCGAATACATTTGTAATGTGTCCAAAATCAATAATATGTTCTCCTACAAAACTCATAAAGTTTTCAAGGCGTAACGCCTTGATCTCAATTTTTTTCATTTTCTTCTTCCTCCATCCTTTTTCTCCTAAGATCGTGTACAAAATCATAAATACCTAAAACATGGAACAGCATACTTTCAGATATATAATCATCTTTTTCAAGTATTGACTTCAAAATATCAATTCTTGTTTTCAGTTCAACATACTTTGCGTGAACCTCATCCACGCAATAAACAATCTTCTTATTATCTCCCATCATTTCCCTCTCTTTCCAAACCGACAATCCGTCCATTCTCAATCACTGTAAACACTCCCAAAACATTTGCAATCGTCTCTAATTCCTCAACGCTCAATAAATTCAAATCTGTAATTACCATAATCAGTTCCTCACTTTCTCAATATTTACATATTATTTTTTGCTTTCCTGTGTCTATATTTGACAGGTACAGATAAAAGTCAGTTTCTTTTATAAGCCGCCATTTTTTTACGCTCATATAATGATTGGTTACAACTCTTTTCTGTTCCCTTGTCAGCTTTTTTGACTGTTTAGCCAACTCATGCACCCCCTACTTCTTATGGCTAGTAACAAATGCACTAATTACAATTAGTGCAAGTTCTACGAATATCGTAGATGCAACCCCTGCCCAAAATGGATCAATCCACATTCGATCATCTCCTTTCTCTACGCAAGGCAGAAATACTCACCGTCAATCACCTTGTATGTTTTCTTTCCTTGAGGAAACATAGACTGAAACACTAGATTCTTTGGATAATCTCCAACTCCCTGTATCAACAGTTCGTTTGCTGTTTCCAAAGCCCTTGTTGACGGTTTCACATTTCCAAGTTTTTTTGCTGTTGAATACTGACCACGTTGATATATAACGTCTCTGATCGTGTTCGGATACTGCTTAGACTTAACACGATTCAAAACAACAACTCCAGTAAGCCATAGCGTTTCATCATGCTTTGCATGACCGTTTTCTGCCATTATCAGCTTAGCAAGCAGTTCTACGTTGTCCTGCGTATACATCTTCATAGGTTTCTTCATTCCCTGCCTTTTCAATTCTGCATTGGACACCTTAATTTTTCGTGTCCTTGCAGAAGCCATTGAGTTACAACATATAAGTGAGATGGCAAGAATTAAAATAATTGTTTTCTTGTGTGTCGGGGCAAGCCTAAACATTTTTCGCCACTTCCTATTTGTTTTCTTTTTTTGATTCTTTGGAATCTTTTTTCTTTTCAGCCATATTCTCGACTTTGCCAAGAATATATCCCTTGTCAAAATCTGACATCTTAGGGATTGCTTCATTCAACTTCTTCACAATATCCTTTTCTCTCTCGCTCATTTATTCACTTCCTTTCAAAAATTTATTTACGAAATACTGCTGACCCTTTCCGCTGACTTTAGTAGTAAGAGCCGTTCTGACATTTCCGTTCGGCATGTTTATTGCCGTTTCTTTGACTTCAAACAGTCCTTGTTCTACATACCTTTGCATAGGTCTGTTTCTTGAAGAACCGCTTTTAATCAAATACCCATTATTTCTTAGCCAATCAAATAAACGATTTTGTCCTATGCGGTATCCGTTTTGACTTATAAGTTTAGCAAGGTCTCCAATTAATATTGCGTCCTTACTAGCACTTACAGCATCAGCAAATATCTCTTTCGGCTTCATTCGTTCTATCTGCTTGTCTCTTTCGGCAATCATTTTCTGAGCTTCGATAACCGCAAGTGCAATCAAATCATTTCCCTGTGGAAGTTGAGTTTTAATTGTATCTTCCATTTCGTGAAACCTGTTTATGTACTTTGCTGTAAACTCTGTACCTTTTACCCCAGTCAGTTTGTGTGCTATAAACTCGCAACCTTTCTTTGTGACAAGATAACAAGGCTTC